ATATTCGCATGAGAAACAATGCTTTGACCCACCGACTTTGTAGTCAACATAATCAGTTTTTGGTTCCTTAGTTTGGGCTGATGCACTTGCAAACTTGTTACCCACTGCGTTTTCTCCCTAAGCCGGGGACTTTGGCTTTGTATTCCGACTTTCCGCCTTCTGCTGCGCGTTTCTCTGACAGCATGATTGCGACAGCCTGCTTCTGGTTATGCACAGGCTTCCCGGTTTCTTTGTTTCCGCTTTTCAACTTGCCGGACTTCCACTTATCCATGACTTCATTCCACGGCATTATGGTTCTCCTAACTACACGAGGTTGGGCATTGCGAAGCCATCAGATTCCGAGGGTGCACCTTGCTGCCCTTGTTCCTTATGGTTGAAGCCGTCTTTCTCTTCGTTCTCTTCTTTGCCTGCAGGCGGAACGTTGGCCAGTTCACGTGCCTCACTGTGCGCCTTATGGGCGTGCTCGTGTACATTCATGTGGACATGTCCATCGGCGTGATGCGAAGTGACTGTGTGGCGTCCAGACTTTTCATCGTGATGAATCACAACTTTAGTTGCTGGACCGTGCTCTGCAACTACTGGGTGAGTTTCGTGCTGCTCATCGCCCTCGTCGCCTACACGTTCGTTTGTTTCTCCATTGTGTTCTTTGCCTTCGTTCATTTCGACGCCTTCTTTAGCGCCTTCCTGCTCACCGGCCTCGAATTCTGGGGTTTCAGATTTCTCGTGCTCTGGTGCTTCAGAGTGCATTCCATCTTCACTGTGATTTTCATCATAGTGCTTTCCCGCGAAGGAACTGCCGAATTTCTTTCCTGTTTTGCTTGTGTACATTATGAAACTCCTCTTCGGCATGCGCCGATTACTTCAAAAGTGCATTGATCTGTTTAACAAGATCAGCTTTGTCAGTTGCTACGGATTTCTCAGGTTCGCAATAGTATTCAGGAACCCATCCCTTTTTCTGGGAGAGGGTTTTCTTCGGTGCATAGCGTGCTCTGATTTCAAAACCGTTCTTTGCAATCTCAACTTCGAAGCTGGTCAGCTTGCCTTTGTCTTTCTCTGCCATGGTTCGTCCTCTCGGTGTTACACCTACGCTACATCCGTTCATGCTTCACCTATTTCGTGGCGGCGGCTGCTGCCGCTTCCTCTTCTAATTCTTTCTCGATCTGTGCGTCGTGAGCTTCTTGTTCTGCTTGCCAACTGGTCTTCACCTTAGGTGATTCGAAGCTGGCGAAGCTGGGCTTCTCTGCACGTTTTCTCGTGGGATCAATGCCTACGCGCTGGTTGATGTTCATCTGATAAAGCGCGACTGTAGCTGTGAGTTGTGCCTTTTCAGAACGCAATTCAGCTATAGTTTGATCTTTATCCTGCCTCATTTGTTGCAAATCAGAACGCGCCATCAACAAGTCTGTTTCCAATCTGCATAGTAATCTAGAGCAAAAAAGATCATGGAAAAATTCACGTACTTTACTGGCTAGAGTCATTTGTTGCTTCCTTGTTTCGTTCCCAGTATTTCTTCATTGAACGCTTATAGTTGTCTGTCCACTCCTGTGATCTAGGAGGACGCTTCCTACCAGTAAGTTGTTTACTGTGGTTTATTTTCCATTCTTCGGTGTGGAGAATTCCTATGTGAGACTCTGCTATGTTTCTTTTTGTCTCCGCAGTTCTCTTCATACCTCTGTGTGCAGCGCCAATCTTCAACCTATGTTCCAGTGTTTTAGGTCCATAAGTTCCTTCTCCACCGTTCGTGAGGTTTCTCAGGCAACCAAGTCCTAAATCCTTGCGACCGTAGTACCAAATCAAAGCAATTTCAGCTTCAAACGCATCGGCTTCAGATTCGGCTGGATAGATAACAATGCATTCTTTAGGAGGTGCCTTCATCTTCCTATTAGGCGCTAAGTGACGTGTGTAGGCTCTATTTCCTTTTCCCTTACCTACATAGTAAGGGGTACCATCTTCCCTCAACCATAAATATGTGTAGAACATCTTTCCTCCGCAATAGGTTCGCGCAGGAGGAGATTGCGGCTCCCCCTGCACTGGCGCTGGGTAATTAGTCCAGCGATGCTTATTGATTCTCATACTTGCCTTGCCACACAGGCTGTTCGCTCTGTCTGAATGATGAAGTTTTGTCTTTGTTCTCCGCGTCAAGTTTCATCTTGAGGAAGTGAGCCGCTAAGGGATCAGTCTTTTTCAACATTGCGATTCGTTCTGCTTCGATCTGTGCTTCAGGCTTCTTCTTTGCTCCGAGATGTCCGTACAGTCCGTATCGGAAACCATCGTAACAATCATCGCCTTTGGCATCGACCTTCAGCACATCGTCCATCACTTTAGGGTCACGCATCAACGACGGGATTGCAAGGATTATCTCCCTGCAGGTGTCGAGGATTACAATTTCGCCCTTCTTGATACAGTTGTACATCAGCGATGCAGAACCAATGCGGTCCTGTGTCGCTCGTGTAACTGGCGGTAAGCCCACAAGTTTCAACGCTCGTGAGTACTCATTCGCAGGTGTGCGGTCGTCCATCTGTCTGTTGAACTTTTCATGAGAAAAGTAAATTGCTTTGAGTGCGATTGGTTTTCCGTTTGGCAAGTGTGCTTTTGCTTTGATGATCGAGGCTAACTCGTCCATCGTCTTGCCGCCCGTTACAACAATCTCTTGAAAGCAAACAGTCTTGAGTCTGTAGTTGTCTCCAACTGAGTCCTTAACCAGCGCCTTCGTAAACAAATACGTGGCGTTGGCGTGCTGCATGCCCCAGTCTTCTCCAGCCCAGCACGGTTGCCAGTCTTGCCAGATGATTGCGTCGGGGTCTTCTCTTAGGTTGAGCACGTGATACGAAGGATCGAAGCAGTCGAAGTACTGTCCTTCTGCTACGCCGTCATACCCGTATAGAACTTTGTCCCGCTTCGCCTTCGGCATTGACATCAAACGTGTAACGATGCCAGGGTCACGTGCGAGCAGTTCTGGGTTGTCAAAAACTGTCGAGCGTTGGTAAGCATACTCGTCTGGGTCGTAAATCTTGCTCCACTCCCCAGATTCCTTAGTCCACCATGTTCCATCCACAGGGTCGCGCTTGGCTTCCTCACCCGGATTCCATGGTTCCTTCTGAACGAACAGCGTGCGGTAGTACTCGTAGTGTGGACCCAATGGGTTCGTGCACCCTACGATGGTTGGTATCGGGAGATTATTGTGATCGTCCCGTTGGCAAGCTGGGTTGACGATGTTACGTTGGAATAGCATCATCCATGCATCCGGCGAGAACTGACCACATTCATCAACCAGAATAGCGGGGTAAGCCTGCCCTAAGTACTGCTCGATGTCTCTATCTTTGTTGTTCTGACAATTATGAACAAGCACACCATTGGCAAAGAACTCATGTTCTTCTTCAACTTGTAAGTCAAATACTGGGACAGGTTCTGAGGTAATCTGCTCGGAAGGCGTTGCCACAGTTAACGTCACAAAATCGCTTCTTTTTTGTTTGGGCGATAATTGGTTTGTTACATTCCCAGCAGATGATCTTCCAAGGCTCACGGAGCAGAGGTCTTCCTGTGCGTCCGATGCCGTGAGGGGCGTGGTGTATTCTGTGCTCTCTGATGGGAAGCAGTTCATAGTTGCTTCCATCAAATGGGTTGTTAAGAGGGTTTTCATCTTTGTGATGAACTTCAAACCTCTCTGGAATAGCACCGTTAGTTTTTTCGTAAACAGCGACGTGCAGGTAAGTTTTGATTCCGTTTCTCCAGCCTTTATAGTACACACGGTCGGACCTACGGCTTGAGTCTGGATACCTGTAGTAAACAACGTCTCCAAATACGATGGTTTGTGACACAGCAGGCGCACGGTCTTTTCTAAATCCTTTTGGCATGTAATCTCCTCTGCGGATTTCCATTCCCCATTGACTAAGAGTTTATGCTCTTTGGTTAGGCTTAATGGACCAAGTTGGACGACTGCTTTGGTGCCAGTCTGCCCAGACCATAGTATACGCCTAAATCCTTTACGAGTCAATGCTGAGTCTTCCGTGGTTACCTCTTCAATAGGTACTAAACCCCTCTGTGTGGTTACTAACGTGCCTTTAGCAAGGCAGTGTCCGAAGACTACCCGCGATCCGTTTGTTAATGTCGCAACGTGCTTCGTGGAGTCGTAGGTGTAGAGTTCCTTCGGCATGAAGGTGCGAAAATCTGCAATGGCTCCGTTCTCCAGTTCTTTAAAATTTCTTCTCAGAACTAGAAGGTTGCA